ATTAAAGATATAGTTAAAGAAATGACCAATGATGTTTATAAATGGATATCATCAAAAGATGATTTAGAATGTATATGCGATTATACTTCGTTTGAAACCGATTTTATTAATTTACTTTATAATAAATACATTGATGACTGAAATAGATGATTTATTTGAACTGAAATATTTAGAAGAAATATCACAATTATTTAATAGATTAAAAGGAATGGATAATTATTACAATTTACATTTAAATTTAAATGATAAAAATTTTATACACTTATTTGATTTTATTAATAATCATGTAATTATTTATGATAATATTGATGAACAAATTTATGAAGAAATTGATGATGAAAATAAATATAATAATAATATATATGGTAAATTTTAGTTAACGTCTTTTACGAGACTTTTTACGCTTTGACTTTCTCTTAGACTTTTTACGCTTTGACTTTTTACGCTTTGACTTTCTTTTAGACTTCTTTCTGTATTTTTTTCTTTTTCCTCCACCAATCAAGCCGTCACCAGCGTTCAAGCCGTCACCAGCGTTCAAGCCGTCACTGAGAAGACTCCCCCCAGTAATTCCCGCTACAGTAGAATTGCTTGGGAGTGGTTCACCCGCACTCGACATGGAATATGAACCTGAATCTAAATCACCCATTTATATAATATATATATATTATTTTTTTATTAAATATATATTTTTATAATTTTATATTATAATAAAATAAATATAATAATAATATATATGGTAAATTTTAAAAAATTACAAAAACAATGTCCTGATGGTATTCCTTTCTCTAAATGCAAAGAATATCTTAAAAAACAAAAAAAGAAAACTCATAAAAGATCTAAAAGAAAAAAACCTATCAAAAAAAAGAAAACATCTAAAGTACCACCTAAAAATGTAATTATTCGTAAAAAAAATAAACTTTATAAAAGTAATGGAAGAAAATTAACCCCTCTTGTAAATCAATAAATATGGTGAATATTTTAATGCCTTCGATTCACCTACTCTATTTATATGTGAATCATCATATTCATACCAATTATCATCTAAATAATTTTTACATACAGAATAATAATGACCACCATTTAATCCACCTGAATGAACACCAATACTTTGTAAATAATAATTATTATCTGTATTATTTATATTATAATCTTTCATATTTAATAATAAAGGATATTCTAAATATTTATCTAATTTTCTTATACTATTATATTTCTTTAACAAGATAAATAATATATCTGAAGTTTTCCATAATTTTGTTTGTTTATATGGTCTTACTGATTGATGACATTTATCACATTTCCATATATTATCTTCATCTAATCTATATTTTTTCATATATTCTTTTAAACAACATTCTAATGAATTGGCTTCACTTGGTATCTCTAATGATATTACCTGAATTGGATCATGATTAGTTGTATAATAACTACATTCTGTACAACTTGTAATATTTAATAATTGAGAATAAAAATTATCTACTATATATGAATAATCCTTTTCATAAAATCTCTTCCATGTATCATTACTTTTAACATTTATTTTATCACCTTCATCATTTATTTCTTTACAGTAATTCATTACAACACTGCGACTTATACCACGATGTAATAAATCTAAAAATATAGTAAGAAATTCATCTATATCATTTTGTGAAAAATTACTAAAATAAATATCATTCTCAAAACATAAACCCTGAAATTTCTTTAAAAGATTAATTGGATTAATTGTAGAATTATCATTATTCGACCACATCTTTCTTTGAAATTGAAACCATTCATACATTAATGAATCTTTATCTGCCCTTTTACATTCATTAAAAAATTTTTCATTATTTGGATGAAATATTATTAAATGACTTAAACATTGTAATGCTGAATTCATATAACATGTATTTCCTAAATTTACTAATCCTTTGTTTCCAGCATTAATTGGCATTTTATTATCAATTCAGTAAAATATTTTTAAATAAAAATACTTAAAAAAAATTTCTACTAAGTAATTATAAAATGAGTGATACTGTTGATAATGTTTTAGAATCTGTCGAAACTACCGAAACAAATGATGTTGTTGTAGATGAAGTTTCTGAATCTGCTGAAGTCACTGTAGAACCTGAAGCTCCCGAAGTCCCTGAATCAGCAGAAGCTGCAGAAGAACCTGTAGAAGATGAACCTGTAGTTGATGAAGAAGTAGAAGAATCTGATAGCGAAGCAGAAGAAACAGAAGAACCAGTAGAACATGAAGTTACCGAAGTAGAAGAACCTATTAGCGAAGCAACAGAAGAATCTGTAGAACCTGAACCAGAACCTGAACCTGTAGTTGTCATGGAACCTGTAGTTGTCATGGAACCTGAAGTTCCTGTAGAACAAGTCGTCAGTGAAATTATAGATATTTTAACTGAACCTGTTTCAAATGAAGTTAATGATGAATTAACAGACGACTTAAAACAACGTATTGCTGAATTAGATTATTTACGTGAATGTTGTGGAAACTCGGATTGGATGGATTGGACTGGTCGAGGAACGGGTAGACGTAATTTCTTGACTGCTTGGGAAAATAAAAATGTTTCGGTTGATTCTAATGTAAATTATGAAGATACATTAAATCATCTTGAAAAATTTCCTGAATTAATTAAATTATGGGTAGTAGAAAGAAAAAAAATAAAATCTGATTCTAATCATTTTAAAAATATTGAATCTTATACTTTAGAAAAACCCTTATTCAATGAAAAAAGTTTGACAGAAAAAGTTGAAGTTGTAGAACAATTACTTACATTATTAACTAAATGGGTAAATAAAAAAATAAGTGTTACACGAGTTAAAGAATTCATTGATAATCTTTATTAAATTTTATAAAATATATTTAATTTTTAGTTTATTTAGTTAGAATAAGCTAAACCACCCATACCGGACATGATACGGAGGACGTTGTAGTTGACGGCGAAGATGGTTAATTTAACATTATCAGATGTCGTGCCGGCTCCGACATCTGTCATTGTCGTACTCCCGTCGCCAACCGGAGTTTGAATAGAAGTTCCAACCAATTGTGCATTATCAATTCTTGAGAAATTACAAGTTCCTGATGGTTGATGTTCTTCCGGTTTGAGTGCGAAAGAGTAGACCCCAATAGAATCAGAACCATGTGCGATCGCAACTTGTACCCCCAGATTTGTTGCGTTATCACCAAGAGTAGGCGTTGCACCATATCCAGTATGGTGTTGCCATACTTGTGTTCTAGTGAAATATTTAGAATCTCTTTCTTTAAAACGATCATGACCATTGAGTTTCAATTGCCAGTTACCACCCATAGTATCTAAAGAAACTGGTCCAGCAGTAGCATCACCCGCGCTACCAAATGATTGACATCTTCCAGCAGCAGCGCCATCAGATTCATTTCGAGTACACCATATTAATTCTTTCACTGGATGATTAAAGTTAAGATCAATAGATGGAGATGTAGTTGTAACCGTATTATCCGAATACTGTAATTGTTCGATTAAATATTCATGTGATACTTGAGCAAATCTACGTCTTTCATCTGTATCAAGGTAGATATAATCGCACCATAAATTAAAGGTAGGCGATGTTGCAGTAGTATTACCCGTGAATGCCGCCGCGATAGACGCGGCGGTGGTCTGGTCGTTCGAGTCGAAACTTCTAGCAAGGTTAGTTCCCGTTTCAAATGTCATTTTAATTTTAACTTCATGATACTGAAGGGCGATGAGTGGTAAAGCAAGTCCCGGATTACGACAAAACCAGAAATTTAAAGGCAGAAATATATTATTAACAGTTATATTTCCACCCGCCGCACCATCCGCCGAAGACAAATAACTAAACCCATTTACTGACCCGGTGAGTTCGGCGGCGGCTGTCCCCGTGGCACCAAAAGCATCGAGAGACGCTTCATTTCGGTCGTCGTTGGCCGAGGCTGAGGTATTTAAACCATATCCATTACCAGTCATTAATTGGTATAACGTTCCATTTCCGCTACTGGGTGTGTCAGCGGTTCCATTTGGACCTTGAGTTGCCCCAAAATGCGCACTTGGATTAAATTCAGTTAAATCAGACCAAACACGATTCCACATGGAAGTGTGTTTATCAATTTTTTGACCACCGATTTCAATTTCACATTCTTTAATTAATGAATCACCATATCTTTCAACAAGACCTACATTTGCGGCCGTTGTGGTGGCAAGACCAGTAAATACTGCCGTGTGTTCCAAATACATTCTGTAGACTAAATCACCATTTCTTGAAATAGTGGCGGTAACATCATTACCGAAATCAGCGGTACCCGAAAAGGTCTGTCTAATAGATTCCATCGAGAAATTAGTGTGTCTGCGATAGACAACCTTAAAGAAAGTAATCTGAGGGTTACCCGTGAGGTAAATATCCTGAGCTCCGTAAGCGACAAGTTGCATTAATCCTCCTCCCATTATATTTTATACTATACTTTAGAAAAAAAAAATAACAAAATAAAACTTATTATTTTATTATTAATGATAAAATAGTATTTATAAAATTAATTAGTGATACTTACAATATTAATCATTTAGTTGATAAAGGACTTTTTGGTGAGTAACTTAGTCTAAGTCTTTAGTTAGAGTAAGCAAGACCACCCATACCAGACATGATACGGAGGACATTGTAGTTGATAGCATAAATAAAGGTGGCGCTGTAGCTGCCCCCGGTACCTGCGACTAATTGGGCATTATCAATTCTTGAGAAATTACAAGTTCCCGAAGGTTGATGTTCTTCCGGTTTGAGAGCAAAAGAATAAACTGCTATACCATCATTGAAGCAACCCGCTCTCCCCCCGACAATATCTGCAGCGGTAGCGGCCGTTAAACCGCCGGCACCAGTATGATGTTGCCATACCTGTGTTCTAGTAAAATATCTGAAATCTCTTGCGGCAAAACGATCATGGCCGTTTAGTTTAAGTTGATATGTAGACGAAGTACCACTGGCAACTGCTGCCAGGGTGCCCGTCGCTGAATTATTCGCCCAAATTAATTCTTTAACAGGATGATTAAAGTTAAGATCACTGGAACCACTAGTAGCGATTGTACCTTCCTGTACTTGCTCAATAAGGTATTCATGGGATACTTGAGCAAATCTACGTCTTTCGTCAGTATCGAGATAGATATAATCGCACCATAAATTATTAGTTGTTAGCGCACCGCTAAAGGCATTAGCAAAAAGATGATTTAAAATAACCTTAACTTCATGATATTGAAGGGCGATAAGAGGTAATGCTAATCCAGGATTACGACAGAACCAAAATTGTAGTGGTACAAAATATTTCGCGGTACCCGGGGCGAGGGTATAACATCCACCCATACCTGACATATTCTGAAAGTTAGTACCGGTGCTATCATTATCATCCGAATGTCCGCAGTGCCCAGAAGGATTTGGTTCGGTCAAATGCGACCAAATATTCATCCAATCCCCTGTATGTTTATCAATTTTTTGACCCCCAATTTCTAATTCGACATCGGTTATCACCGACGCCCCCGGGTTGGATTCATTATCGTTGACATTCGACCCCGTTATTTCTAAATACATTCTGTGAACTAAATCACCATTACGCGAAATAGTGGCAGTACAGCGCCCGGCGGCGTTGCTCGAAGTACCATCCGAACCATTCCAAGTCTGTTCAATAGCTTCCATCGAGAAATTCGTGTGTCTGCGGTAGACAACCTTAAAGAAAGTAATTTGCGGATTACCCGTAAGGTAAATATCCTGAGCACCGTAAGCGACAAGTTGCATCAATCCTCCTCCCATTTTATATTTATACTATACTTTAGAAAAAAATTTTAGAGAAATTAAACAAATAAATTTTTTATTTTATTTATTTTTTAAAAATTATTTATTTAAAAATTATTTATAAATTATTTAGTTGCTGTATGCAAGACCACCCATACCACTCATAATACGGAGAACATTGTAGTTAACTGCGTACATCATTGAGAGATCAGTGACCACGCCGGTGCATACTAATTGAGCGTTGTCAATACGAGAGAAGTTGCAAGTTCCAGAAGGCTGGTGCTCCTCAGGTTTGAGTGCAAAAGAGTATACATTGATATTATTGGTCATTTGAGAGGTGCGGGCCTGATTGGAGTTTCCATTGGTTACAGCAAATACATTAAATGTTGCGTCAGCGTTGTCCCCGGTGTTAACTAATGTTAGAGTAGAATCAGTTGATGTTGGTGTACTAATACGTACTGATACTGCATTGGCCGTCGTCTCCGCCGCCAGGAGCTCGAGAACCGTCGCAAAATATACCGTACCCACAGTTCCTTGAGTCGCTACAGCGACCGTCGTCGCCCCCGCCGTCCCGTCGCTCGTAGAGCATACAATTGCTAATTGACTTCCCACGGGGAATGCACTACCCACGGCGAGTGCCCCAGTGGAGGCGGTGGCGGGGTTAAATACGCCACCGATACCAAGTGTTAATACACCATTCGTAATATTGAAATTACCGGCAGTGCCGGAGGCAGCAGAAGACGTGTATACACCTGTGGCTGCTCCACCACCAAGCGAAATGAGGCCGTCAGCCTGCCCAGCCGCGTGAATTTGATCTAATGATGTTTGTCTGTCCAATAGAGAAACTCTAGCAGCTGTCGGTAAATTCTGCTTAGGAACAGCAGTGTGATAATCATAAGGCTGTCTGAGCTGGAAATATTCCGGTTCCTGTAAAGCAAAACGATCATGACCATTAAGCTTAATGTGAGCCTTAGTATAATTAGTTCCCGTGGTAGTCCAAATTAGTTCTTTCACTGGATGATTAAAGTTTAATTTGTTTGTCAAAGTAGTGGTAAGACTTTGTCTCTGTACCTGTTCAATTAAATATTCATGAGATACCTGAGCGAAACGACGTCTTTCATCGGTATCAAGATAAATATAATCAGCCCATAGATCAGTGTTACCACCTGTTGCTCCAGCTAGAGTTAATTTTACTTTAACTTCATGATACTGAAGGGCAATTAATGGTAAAGCAAGACCAGGGTTGCGACAAAACCAAAAATTTAATGGTACATGAATTTTATTAACACCAGTCCCGTCACCGACCGTCCCGACACACCCTATCATGGATTTTAATCCAATTGCCTTAGATTCATCAGTCGAAAGTTCATTCCATATTTCATTCCATTCTTGAAAGTGTCTATCAATTCTCTGTCCACCAATTTCTAATTCTGCCTCACTGACAAATGCACTGCCATTTGTTGTCGTTGCAGCCGATGTAACATATAATTTGTATACTAAATCACCATTACGAGAAATCGTAGAAGTGACACTTGTACCAGAACCATTAAAAGTCTGTCTAATAGTTTCCATCGAGAAATTAGTGTGTCTGCGGTAGACAACCTTAAAGAAAGTAATCTGGGGATTACCCGTAAGATAGATATCCTGAGCACCGTAAGCGACAAGTTGCATTAATCCTCCTCCCATTATATTTTTATACTATACTTTAGAAAAAAATTTTAAGGAAATTAAACAAATAGTTATTTTGTTTTTTTAAAAAAAGGTAATTTAAGATGAATTTATAAATTATTTAGTTACTATAGGCTAAACCACCCATACCTGACATAATGCGAAGAACATTATAATTAACTGCATAAATATTAATAGTATCACCTGATGTTGTATCTAAAGGATTATAATTTCCTATTAATTTAGCAGTATCAATCCTAGAGAAATTACATGTTCCGCTAGGTTGATGTTCTTCGGGTTTTAAGGCAAATGAATATACGCCGATTCTTTTACCACGATTTTCAGGATCTGTGAATCTACCACTATCAAAAGCTACATTATTTCTCCCTGCCTCCGTAAATTCAATTTTGTAAACTTTATTTAGAGCGATCGTGGTCATCTGGTCATCGATATTTTGCACATCAACGTGATAAAAAACTATATCTCCATCTGTCGCAGTTGCTAACATCATGTCACTGTAAGCCTGAGATATACCACCGATCCGTAAATCAAAAGAATCTGGTCCTGTGTGAGATGAGGTGGTATCTGAAGTCTCCGTTCCTCCAGTATTATTATCTTCTGTGAATCTTAATATAGTGCCCCTGAGTATTGCTGGAACAAATGATATATTTTTACTAATAACTAGAGTCAAATTTACATTCCCTCCGGATAAAGTCACCAGTGGAGAACCGTTCACGTTATGTGTTTCGCGAAATTGAAAGACGGGGAAACCCGTTATCCCCCTTTCACTAACAATAGTTCTGTTGGAAGCATTGTATTCAATTAGGATTTCATCCGAAATTGGTTCTATTAAATGTCCTTCTTCAAGTAATAAATTATTATGGGGTACATGTGTATGATATTCAAATGGTTGTCTAATTGTAAAATATTCTTCTTGTTGTTTTGCAAATCTTTCATGTCCATTTAATTCTAAAGTAATATCAGAAAATAATATACCTGAATAATCCCATATTAATTCTTTCACTGGATGATTAAGATTTAATTCTATTTTCAATTGAGATCCATTTACAGATCTACTTGAACCTGATTTTACACTCATTTCTTGTACCTGTTCAATTAAATATTCATGAGATGTTTGAGCAAATCTTCTTCTTTCATCTGTATCTAAATAAATATAATCACACCATAATTCACATGTAGCAGTTTGATTTGATGAAGGATATCTAAAAATATTACCATTTCCCCATGTAAAATGAAGAACAATTTCATGATATTGTAAAGCAATTAAAGGTAAAGCTAAACCGGGATTACGACAAAACCAAAATTGCAAGGGTATTTGTGAAGTTGTAACTGTTTTAATACTTAATTCTCTATTTGCATGAATAAATACATTATGTCCTAGATTTTCATGACCAATCATTCTATTTAAAGTAGCATGTTTATCCTGAGATGTAGTTAATTCCCACCAATTTTTTATCCAATTTATACTATGTGTATCAATAGTTTGACCCCCGATTTCTAATTTTACTTCTTTAATTATACTTGATCCGTTTTCAATATTTGCTCCTTTTGTAACAACATATATTTTACTCAATAAATCACCATTCCTATCAATTGTTACAGATCCCTGACCACCACCCGAATTTGTAATAGTATTTGATCCATCAAATGTCTGCTTTATAGATTCCATCGAGAAGTTAGTGTGTCTACGATAAACTAATTTAAAAAAAGTAATCTGTGGATTACCTGTAAGGTAAATATCTTGTGAACCATATGCTACTAATTGTATTAGACCCCCTCCCATTATTTATATATATATATTAAAAAAAAATTTTATTAGATAAACAGGAAATCAATAAATATTACAAATAAAAATGATTCATAAAATGATAAAGGTGTAAAATTATTATCTTTATCATTTGATGAATTATATACTAATTTGGGCCACATAATATTATATGTTGTCTGAACTATATATGTTCTTGCTATATACAAAACAAAAATAGCTATTATTAATGATAATATATCATCTGTTTTGATTTTTGCCATTTTTAATATCTTTTTTCCACCTCCAATCATATTTATAAATATTATATACAAAATAATTGTTCTGTTAATTTTTCATCCATATGTAAATCTAATACTTGTTTTACTGGATTCATAATTTGATTTGTTATATAAAATTCATAATCAATTGTTAAATTATTCTTAACAATATAATCAAAATGTTCTATTCTATCTCCCTGCATTACATTCTTTAATCTAGGTTTACCTTTTCGAACACCACTCTTATATGGATTACTATAATCATATAATTTATCATCATTTAATTTAACATAAGCATATGGTATTCTATCATTTGATTTTGGTTTATTACCAGGATCTCTAACTGCCATTCTATCAGCTAATACTTTATGAGCAATCTGCTGTGGATTTTTATAATATCCATTAAGTGCTTTAGTAATTATAAAATATCTTAATGGAAATTCACCATTACGAATTTTTAATAGATTTTCTTTTAACCAATTTATTGCTAATTCGAAATCTTTCTCAGTCATAATTTTCTCAATTACATTTCCAAATATATATTTTACAATTGGAGCATTATCTCTTCTTTTTAATACAATACCCATTGCGTCTCTTTTACAAGATATACTATCAAATTCATATTTATCTCCTGTATATCTCTTTTTACTGATAAGAATAAATGGCCAAAATGTTTTTTCATATTCTAAATCTTGTGGGTGATCTAATAATGGATCATGTTTATCTATCATTTCTTCACCATCTTCATCTTCACATGTTATAATTCCGTGTGTAATATAATTACCGGCTTCTTTACCACACTGAATACAATGATCTAATGCAGTTTTACCTTCTAAAACGGTTCCATCTAATAATTCTCTACTAAATTTTACAAATACAGAATCTGTATCACCATATACTACTTCTGGTTCTTTGTATCCTTTTTTATTTGCCCATTCTTTGACTCCTCTAGAGGCGTCATAAATTCTAGATCGTCCAACTGATGTTGTACATGCAGCTAAATTCATTTTAAAGATACCACTTGTTTTTGCTCCTAATTGACCATAAACACTATTTGCTGTAACTTTGTAAGCTAATTGTAAACCATCTAATACCTTTTTCTTAAAATCATCTTTTTCATTTTTCATAAGTTTTTTAGTTTTTTTTCTTGCAGATAATAGATCATCTAATACTGCTGGTATAATTCCCATATGTTTTTCACCTTCTTGAAACATATTCTTTTGTTTCATATATTCTGGTTTTAAGAAATGACATATTGTTTCTGTTCCAGCATCTACTTTCTCAATTGTATCTCCTTTACCCTTTCCTTTATAAATCCAATCATGAAAACTAATTGTATAATAATTTTCTTCACCAATAATTGGTAATAAATCTTTATTTTCTATATATGTTTCATGTGAAATATTCTTCTCAATAATAGATGAGGGATATAAAGAAGCATAATCTAATACAGATATTGGATCTTCTAAATATATTCCGGGTGTAGGGTCTAATACAATAGCACCTTCATAACCATCAATACCATTTTCTGCCTGAGAAATTATTCTTTTATAATATTCATCCTGTTCCCATGGTTTTGGTTTTTTATATGATTCTAATTCCTTTCCATTTTCATCAAAATTAAGAGATCTTATAATATTATCTTTAGATTCTTGATTATTATACATTTTTATTTGATTTTTTAGATTTGGTAATTTCTGTAGATCTGGTATTCTAGTATTTCTTTTACCTGATTCTCTTGATACAACGGATGATACCTTTACACCCTGACCTCTTAAAAAGATAAATGATGCAGGTACATAAGAAACATTCGCCATACCTAAATTATTTGGTACAATATCTAATAGTAAAAGAAGATTTATACATAATTCACAATCCTGAATACAATATTTAGCTACTTCAGCTCTACCAGATGAACCACCATATTTATGTTTATCAAATATATCTTGAGGTGATATATCATCCTTATTTAAACACCACTCTACTTTATGATAATCTTTTAAACATATATCAATATTTTCTGTTAAATATATATCGTTTTGCATTATTTTTGAGATTTGATATTTTTTACCATCATTAAATAATTCTTCACCGATATTTGTATGAGTTCTAAATGATATATAATCTCCATATTTTAATTGACCAATATCAGATACAGATATTTTATTATCTTTTTTTTCTAATAATTTACCTCTCATAAAATGAGATGCAACATTATCTAATTTATATGATTCTAAATTATGTCCTTTTTGTACTTCTTTTTGGATGTCAAATAAGATTCTACCATCCATAGTAAGATAATTTAATGTATTATCTCCTAATGCTGAACTACTTAATTTTTGCGTTTTAATATTACATTTCTTATTCTTATGATCTTTTGACTTAAATATTTTAGAATTCATTTTACCAAAATTTAAAAATTCTTTCATAGGGCACCCATTTACATGCCACCATGGATCATTACATTTATCTTTACATGGGAATAATATTTGTGCTCTTGCATAAATGTATCTAAAATCAAAACCAAAGATATTATATCCTGTAATAAAATCTGGATCCATCTTATTAATAATATTTTTCCATCCTAATAGTAATTCCTTTTCATCTTTACATCTTTCTACGATAATACCATCTATATCATCACATATTTCTTCATCATTATTAGGAGATATTACTAATATATGTCTAGTAATATCACCCGAACCAAATTCATAAAATACAGTTCCTATTTGAATAACTGGATCACCCTCTACCTGAATATTTAATTGATTACATAATACCTCAATAATATCTTGTATTTTATTAATACAATTGTCTCTTTCTTTACCGTTTGAGTTAATATCTTTTAATTGATTAATTATAGTCATATCATTCATTATTTTAGAAATAATATCATTATAAACACTTTCATCGGGTATTTCATCATTAATAATATTTAATTTATTCATATTTGCATATTTATATGATGAATTAAATTTACTAAAATCACCTGTAAAACCAGATATCAATAATTTTAATAAATGAACTTCTATTTTTTCATTATATAATTCTCTCCTTGATTCAGGTGAATTTTTTAAGATTGACTGATATGAATCAAATATGTCAACAGCTAATTTTTTAAAATTCTTTTTTGCAAGGGGAAAATCACCATGTGAACTATCACACTCAATATCAAAAGAAGCAATTTTATATTTACTTATTTCATTATGATCATATGATTTTAATGATTTAAATGATGCAGAATATTCATATTCACATGAATTAAATAATCCTGTAACTATATCATTTTTACATTTACATTGTACCCAACCAGTTGGATTAATATTTGTATCATGAATAAATCTTATAATTGGATGAATAGTTGATTCATATAAATTACAATCACAATCATAATTTGTAATTGTATTTAGTTTCCATTCATTTAATCTTATTCCTAATTTAGATGAACTATTATATTTCTTAAGATTATAATGTTTCTTTATTAAAGCAATAATTTTTCTCATAGAATCATAAGTTTTCATTGATATTTTAAGATAATTAAATGATTGTATATTATCTATATTTTTATTCCAATATACACCATAAAAATCCTTACAAGTATTTATTTGTATACCCTTCACATAATCAAATATAGTATCTTCTATATCTTGACCCGGTTTAATGTTACATATATCTTTGATTAATTTTACACCAGTGGGTTGATCCCAATCATTTGGAATTTTAATATAAAAGTATGGGAGATATTTAGTAATGTGACATACTACACGATTATTATCTTTATCTATACCATATAATGTTATAATAAATGATTTTTTATTTGTATCATCAGGCAGATCATCCGCAATTATATCAACAATCTGAAAAGTTTTGTTTACTGACATATTTAGTCTTATTTTAATATTATTCTTTAATAAATTTTTATCAAATTTTTGTATAAAATACACAAAAATAAATATCAAATTTTAAATATTATATATTTTAAGTATGAAAGAATTAACCGCCTTCTTAATGATAATTATTGGTATATTTATATATATTCATTTTTTAAGAAATAATTTATTTCTTGATAAAGTAGTATCTTCTGTTAATAATAAAGAATATTTTGTAAGAAATTTACCTGATAAAAAACAAGCTGCAGATAAATTAGCTAATTTAGGGAATTCATTACAAAATTTAATAAATTCACTTGACAATAATGATAAAATAGATGATATAAATAGATTAAAAGGTAATTTTGATTCAGAACATATTACAGAAAATATACCTGGATCATTATATGTTGCTTATTCATTAAATAAGGGTGCAGAATTATCAATTTGTATTCGTAATAAAGAAAATAATAATTTTATAGATGATAATACTATTATGTTTGTAGCAATTCATGAATTAGCTCATATTATGACAGATGAAACTGGTCATACTCCTAAATTTTGGGATAATATGAAATATTTATTAAGAGAAGCATCATCTATTGGTATTTATACACCGGTTGATTATAGTAATAATCCGGTAATGTATTGTGGCATGGAGATTGATTCATCGCCTTTAAATAATTAAATTAAAAAAATATTCATATATATATAATGGGAGAAGATCCATATTATGATTTTTATAAAAAAGATTATTCTGATATACAAGTAAATGTTTTCAGAGTAGACGGACCTTTAAGAGATTTACCTACTAAAAATGAACCATCTGTAGAAAAAAATAAATTTTTACATAAAGATCTCACTATTTTTAATCCTAAAAATATAGAAATAACTGATATTTTAATAACAAAAAATAAAACTGTGAATGAAAAAATATATTTATCTGATACTATTGAAATATTATTAAATAAAATAGCAATTCACTGTTGTGATGAAAAAATTACAGGCAAAGATATTTTTGCATGGGTTGATAATAATCCAAAAACTATACATTCATTAAGATATTGTCTTCCATTAGGTATTCAATATAATGATTTAGAAACATATATGAATCCATATTTAGATAAAAAATATGATGAAAGATTTGTAAATATTGATGGATCTATAAAAAGAAATCCAAAATATTCCCTTGATTATTTTTCATCTTATGGATCCTATTTAACAAATATTAATGATTATAATATTTATTTTACTACTACTACTGATATATTAAATTATCTATCAAGCGATAAAATTAATAAAACTTTTAAAGATTATGATGAAAATTTAATATTAAATGGTTATCTTAAAAAATATTTCCCATTATACAAAGATAATGATGAAGATTATATTAATAAAATTTCACAAAAATTAAAATTTATGAAAAATCAAATAGATATACAAAATAAAATAATAGAAAATCCTATTGATTGTAGACCAAATACTATTATTTATAAAAATAAAATTATTAATAATTCATTAGATATTTTTAAAATTTTTAAAGAATTTGAGTTAACTGAAAATATTCCTTATATTAGAATACAAATTGATAATTATTTAGATTCATATATTAAATTAAATAAACAAATAATTAATCATAATTATGATAATGATAATAATAAATCATTGACAAAAGATATATTTGAGAAATTTAATAAAAATATTTATATCCAAAATGGATTTATAAAACCTAAAAGTATTGATAAAAGTAATTCATTAACTTTTATTTTATATGATAATAAAACAACAAATTATGTATCAATGATATTATATAGTGATGGTAGAATAGAATTATATTGTGATAAATTAATGAAAATTGAGAAATTTACTAATAAATATATTAATAAATTTATTGAAAAATCAAATATACTTATTAGAAATTTAAATAAAAAAAATATTTCATATGAAAATGTAAAAATACCATTATTAAAAAATAAACCAAATAGAATAGATATTTCTTATATTTATGAAATAACTGATTATAATCAAAATATATTATCAAAACCATTTGATTATTTTAGTAGTCAATTTTTAATTATAGAAAATGATGATACAAAACCTTTACATATATTATATTGTCTTTCTGATAATTATGAAAATCCTTATAGTATTTTAGAATTTATAACTATTCTAAATAAAAAACAATTACCAGAATCAAAAATAAAATTATTACTTTGCGAAAGATATAATTTATCAAAAAATGAAGCAATTGATAATTATAATGATTGGCAAAGATTAAATGAAACTCAAAATATTAAAATTGATACAAATAATATAATCGTTTCTATTTTAATAGAAA